AGGTCATCCGCGTCAGATACCAGCGCTGGACGAGGCGGAGGATGTCGGCGATACTGGCCGCCACGAGGGACGAGATCCTCGCCCTCGACGAGCCGGACGAGGCGGGCTTCCTCGCGGCGGTCATGCGCCACGACGACGCCATGCGCTCCACCCTCACGAGGATGCTCAGGGAGGTCTACCCGTCTGCGGCGGCCATCGCCGTGCCCGACGACGTGATAAAGGGCTGGACCGTCTATGAAACCAAGGCGGTGGACCAGCGCCTGTGGGACCTCGTGGAGAAGCTCGTCGGCAGGTCGATAACCGCCATCGACGACACCACGCTCCATCATGTGAGGACGGCGTACATACAATCCCAAGGCGATGTGGAAGTGTTCCGCAGGCTCCTGATCCAATCCCCTGCCTTCAGCCCCGCCCGTGCGAGGACGATAGCGGTCACCGAGACCAACGTTGCCATCAACGACTCCATCTACACGGCCAGCGAGGAGCTCGACAGGGACCGGGAGCGCATCATGGTGTGGTGCACGACGCTACGCCTGAACGTGAGGGACACGCACAAGGTCATGGAGGGTCAGACCGTGCCGTTCGGCGAATACTTCCACGTGCCCCTCCCCAAAGGGGGCTACGACCTCATGCTCCACCCCGGCGACACCCTGCACGGGGCGCACCCCGAAAATTTCATCAATTGTTTTTGCAAGGGATTCCCGCGCTACGTGGCCTGAAAGGGCGAAAAAACCATATCCTCGGCACAATGGTACTAATGCCATGTACTTCCCCGACCCCGGGAGGGCCGAGACGATCATGGAGTACGTCGGGGACGGCTCCCCCACGATAAGGAGGACCGCCGACGACGCGCCATGTGCGAGAGGACCGCCTACAAGTGCATCGTATCGCTCATCGAGTCCGGCTTCCTTTGGGTCACGCCCGGGATCCCGGGGCAGAAATCGGGGAGGCTCAACCGCGACCAGTGGCTGGCGCTGTCCCCGGAGCAGAGGGAGAGGGCCGTGTCTGCATTGGACAGGGTCGCGGATTCTTTGGAGGGTTCCATGACGTCGAAGGAGGAGCAGGACAGGAGGCGCGAGGCGTCGCTGGACGCCGCCGAGCAGAGGGAGAGGACGCTCGTCGCATTGGAGCGCATCGCGGATTCTTTGGAGGCCATGTGCCGTAAGAAATCTGCGGACGTGGAGACCAAATGACAGGATGGGACGAGGACGACTCCTTCCAGGCGACGTTCGATGCGATGGACGGGGACTCGTGGGACCTCGGCACGTCCGTCAGGAAGAAGGCGGCGGTATCCGAGGAGTCCGTCAAGGCGAGGGCGCAGAAGACCCGCGACAGGCAGATCCTCCGCAGGGCGACCTCCGAGCAGAGGCTGAGGGACGTCCTCGACTGGCATCTCCAGGACGGCACAGCGTACCACGTCATCTCCGGCGGGGACATAGACTTCCTGAGCTTCGTGAGATGCGTGGTCGAGGCCCAGCCCGTGCGCTATCTGATAGTGTCCACGTGGGTGATGGCGATGGACGACGCCTCCGAGCTGACCGACTGGCTGGCCAAGGGCTACGTCGGGCGCATAGACCTGTACGCCGGGGAGAGGAGCATCGACCACTACGCCCAGGTATGGGACCACATGGAGAGGACGGTGCCGTCCTACGGCGGGAGGCTCGTGACCTCCAAGAACCACAGCAAGGTCGCCGTGATCTACGGGAGGGACTACGACTGCGTGGTGGAATCCTCCGCCAACGTGAACACGAACCCGAGGATAGAGCAGACGTGCGTCACCGTGTCGAGGGAGCTGTGCGACTTCTACCGCGAGTTCTACGACGGGCTGACCTCGATAAGGCCGTGGCCGTACCCGTGGGAGCCGTGGACCCCATGACCGACGAGGAGGACGGGGTCTGGCTGACCATCCGCGTGGACAACGCGCCTAAGAGGGTGCAGGTCATACGCACGGAGCAGTCGGATGGAGGCGCGCCCCGCAAGGTCGTGACCGAGGACGGCGAGAGGTACATCGAGCACATGGCCTCCAAGGGATGCGCCCTCCGTGACATAGCCTACGAGATGTGCGTGTCAGACAGGACTTTTTACGCAGACCACAATAAAGCGAGGGTGCAGGAAGCCTACCGCAGAGGCTCCGCCAAGTGCGACAACCGCCTGCGCGCCGCCCAGGTCGCCCGCGCCCTCGACGGCAACGCCACGATGCTGGTCTGGCTCGGCAAGGTCAGGCTCGGACAGAGGGACGAGTCCTCCGTGGAGGTCGTCGTGAGGGACAAGGATACCATAACCTTCGAGGAGCTCGACGGGATGTTCGGCGATGAGGACGATACGCTACAAGGGTCCTGAAGCCGAGGCGAGGGCGCTCCACAGGGAGTATCTGGCGGTCCAGCATGACCTGTACAAGTACATCCAGCGTACGATCCTCGCACAGCCGGGATACGTGGACGGCGCCCACATCAGGACGATCTGCGAGACGGTCCAGCGCTTCCTCGGGGGCGACGGCAAGGGCCTCGCCGTGTCGCTCCCTCCGAGGCACATGAAGACCACGATCATATCCGAGGCCCTCCCCGCGTGGTGGCTCTCCACCCATCCGCAGGGCGAGGTCATCATCGCCTCGTACAATCAATCGCAAGCCAGGAAGATGGCCCGCTCCGTGAGGCTGGCCTTCGACCGCGAGGCCCACCGCCGCATGATGCCCCCGTGCTCGTGGGACGTGGACAGCGCCGACGTCCTCCAGCTCTCCGGCAAGCTCAACGGCAGGCCGTCGCTCATCGCCGCAGGCGTGGGGTCGGGCATCACGGGTAGCGGGGCCGACCTGCTCATCATCGACGACCCGATAAAGGACATGGCCGACGCCGAGTCCGCGACCATGAGGGACAAGGTGGCGGAGTGGTACGCATCGACCGCCTTCACGAGGCTCTCGCCGGGGGGCAAGGTCCTGATGGTCGCCACGCGCTGGCACCACGACGACCTCATCGGGCGCACGCTGGCCGACTCGCCGGAGGGATGGGAGTCGCTCACGCTCCCGGCGATCTCCGAGGACGGCAGGGCGCTGTGGCCGGAGCGGTACCCTTTGGAGTCGCTCGAGGCCATCCGCAGGGCGGTCGGCAGTCGGGTCTTCGAGGCGTTGTACCAGGGCCGTCCGACGCCTTTGGAGGGCGGTCTGTTCAAGCGCAACTGGATAAGGTACGGCGAGAGGTTCCCCGACCACGCCCGCCGTGTCAGGTATTGGGACAAGGCCGCCACGTCGGGCGGGGGCGACTGGACCGTGGGCGTGCTGATGGCCGAGGACGAGGGGCGCTACTGCGTCGAGGACGTCGTCAGGCTCCAGGGCTCCCCGCAGGAGGTCCAGGCGAGGGTCAGGGCCACGGCGGAAATGGACGGATGGGACGTGAGCGTCCGCATGGAGCAGGAGCCGGGGTCGTCGGGCGTGGACGTCATCGACCTGTACGCGAGGAGGATCCTCCAAGGGTACGACTTCCGCGCCGAGAAGGTCACGGGCGACAAGGCGACGAGGGCGAACGGACTCGCCGCCGCCATGGAGGCGGGAAACGTGGACCTCGTGAGGGCGGGATGGAACCGCGACCTCGTGGACGAGATGTGCGAGTTCCCCCTCGGGGAGCACGACGACCAGGTCGACGCCATGTCGGGCGCCTTCCGCGAGCTGTCCAGAGGCGGCACCCCGTCGGTGTGGGTGCTTTGACCGTCCTCCAATCACCCACGTTTTATAACCGCCCCATTAGTCGAAAAACCATGCAGGGACGCATGGTCGAGGTCAAGGCGGGCCAGGAGGACGGCACGTTCTCGGGACTGCTTTCGACCTACGGCAATCTGGACGCGGTCGGCGACATCTGCGAGAAGGGATGCTTCGACCGCACGATCCGCGAGAGGGGGATAAAGCGCCCCCTCCTGTGGCAGCATGACCAGAGCCAGCCCATCGGGTCGTTCATCGTGTCCTCGGCAGACGATGCCCTCAGCATCGAGGGGCGCTTCAACATGGACGTGGCACGGGGGAGGGAGGCATACGCCCTCCTCAAGGCCCAGGACATCGACGGCCTCTCGATAGGATACATCGCCCGCGATTACGACTACGACTCGCAGGGGGTCAGGCATCTCAAGGACGTCGACCTCCTCGAGGGGTCGCTGGTCACGATCCCGGCGAACGACCTGGCGAGGGCGCAGGCCAAGAGGCTCGATATGATGAGCAGATACGCCCAGATGCAGAGCCTGAAAGGGCTCACGGAGAGCCAGCGCAAGGCGATTCTCGCCGAGCTGGACGGGCTCAAGGTCGGGGACGTCGACGAGGACGGCAACGAGGTCGTCGAGATCGTGGACGTCGACCTGCCCGGAGAGGACAAGGCGGACGAGGAGGCCGAGGACGGGAAGTCCGGAGCCGAGGACCAGACCGAGAAGGAGGACGACGAGTCCGGGAAGGACGACGCGCCCGAGGACGACGACGGGGTCGAGGATGCCCTCAAGGCCCTCGCCGAGGCCGTCGCAAAACTGAAAGCGAAACTCAGAGCGTGATACACATGGACGCAGAGCAGATTAAGTCCATCGCCGACGCCGTCAACGGCATCAGCAAGAGGATGGACGAGGACATGGCCGCCATCAAGACGGCC